TATGGGACAAGATGCCGAAGTCGGCGCTCGTAAACGATCACGCGCATTGGTGGCGATACGATGGCCCGAGCGACATCTTCGAGAAAGCGTGCGAAGTAATAAACGCGAAGCTCTACGAAGCGCGAAGTCGGCTCTGCTTTGGACTGTCGTCTCGCTATCATGTGCTAGGGTACTGGCCTCTTGGCGAGACAGAGAACGAACTCGACGCGCAAGCGGACGCCCTGCCCCCACGACAATCGCTCACAGGGTTCACCACTTCCCACTAGCAGAGCAGAACGTCTCGGCTCTCTCGACAATCACGCCGAGGGGGTTTGCAATTCACGCCGAAAGTGGTATGCTCGGACACGTCGAAAGTGTCCGGAGTTACGCTCGATGGCGGCGCAACAATAGACATTTTCTTCCGATTTTTTCGGGTTTCGGTAAGTCGGCTCACTGTCTCGACTTAGCATATCGGAGCCCAGAGCATAGAATGTCGGACTCTAATGCCGGACAAAACGAGGAGACGAGCACATGAGCACAATCGAAGAACACAACGCACTAACAGTCACGGAGATCCGCGCGCGCATCGAGAAGCCAGACGAGTACATCTTCCCAGAGAACGCCGCCGCGGACGCCGCGACGTTGCTCGCTTTATTGGAGTACACAGAATCCAAGGCGCACTACGCACAACTGTTCGCGAGAGTCGAACTCGAAAGAACGAAAGCGACGCTCGCTGTCGAGGTTCGACACGCGACAAAACTCGAAGAGCACATCGCACCCGTGCTCGAAGACTTGATCGCATTCTGCGACGGTGGAGCCTGTGTCGGCCTCTTAGCCGACGCGAGACACGCGCTCGCACTACTAACGAGGGTGAGCGAACTGCCGCCGCCTGAGTTGCTCGAAGAGCCCGAGCAAGACAAGCCGGCCACAAACATGCTCGCGGCGCTCCCGTTCCACGGCTATCTCGGGCAGAGATACACGGGGACACCAGAGCAAGAGGACGAGAGGGCCGAGGTCGCCGCCGCGTGCGCCGCGTGGCTCTTTCGCCAGGGCTTTTCTGTGTATTCGCCGATAGCGGCATGGCATCACATTCAAAGAGCGCACAATATCAGCAGCGTCGATGCTCAGAATTTCGAGATGCTCAGCCGGCACGGCGTCGCGTCATGTCGCGAGCTTTGGATTCTAATGTTCGACGACTGGAGAAAGAGCGAGGGACTCGTCTTAGAATGCCGAGACGCGGACAAGCAAGGGAAGACCACACGGTTCATCGAGTACGATGGCAGAGACGCAGCGACAAGGACGCCGATGTTCTCGTGGGGCTCAACACCGCCAGAAAGAGATCACGAAGAAAGGGGTCGCAAATGAGTCCGAGAAAGAAGAAAGAGCCCGCCATCAAGAATCGAGTTAAAGAACTTCGCACAGTCAAGGCGAGTACGTTGCGGCCGTCGCCGCATAACTGGCGCAAGCACCCAGAAGAGCAACGCTCGGCGCTCAAGGGCGTGCTCGCAGAGATTGGGTATGCCGACGCGCTTCTCGTGCGCGAATGCGACGACGGCGCCCTAGAACTGATCGACGGGCATCTTCGCGCCGACATGACGCCCGACATGGAAGTCCCTGTCCTCGTGATCGATGTGAACGAAGAGGAGGCGAAGTATGTCCTCGCGACGCTTGACCCGATGGCAGGGCTCGCAGACGTTGACGAGGATGCGCTTCGCTCATTACTCGCAGACATCGACATCGAAGACGACGCGGTTCTCGCCATGATGGACGAAGTCTTGAACCAAGAGGACGAACTACCAGGGGGGGGGGGCGAGGGTGGGGGCGGCGCACCGGGGCTCGGCGATGTCGAGTATCGAATCATAATCGACTGCGACGACGAGAAGCATCAAGTCAAACTCTTGACCAAGTTCGAGAAGGAGGGAGTCGAATGCCGAGCGCTCATGTCATAGTGGAAACCAACATCGAGAACAGTGTCAGAACGAAGCAACTCTCCGCGATGTTCGACGTGCCGCTCGCCGACGTGTCGCGGCTTGAATGGAACGCAGAGCTTCCCATCGAAGACGAGCCTTGGAATGTGGGGCTCATTGTCGGCCCCTCTGGCGCGGGCAAGACGCAGATTGCGGCGCGAATCTTCGACAAACACTTCCACCCGAAACTACGCTGGCAGCGCCGCCCCGTGATCGACGACTTCAAGAAAGCGCTCTCCATCCAAGACATTTCCAAGGCGTGTCAGGCGGTCGGCTTCAATACGATCCCAGCGTGGATGCGCCCATATGCGGTGCTTTCGAACGGCGAGAAGTTTCGCGTCGATCTCGCTCGTCGTCTTCTGGAGCTTTCAGATCCGATTGTGATCGACGAGTTCACGTCCGTGGTGGACAGACAAGTCGCGAAGATTGGCGCGCACGCTGCCCAGAAGTATGTTCGCCGAAATGATCGGCAACTCGTCGCAGTCACATGCCACGAGGACATAGAAGACTGGCTACAACCGGACTGGGTGTATCGCCCAGCGACCGAAGAGTTCTCTCGGAGGTCGGTTCAACCAAGACCAGAACTCCGAGTCGCAGTCGCCCAGGTGGGCTATTGCATGTGGCGACGCTTTGCTCCATTTCACTATTTGACGGCGTCGCTCAACAAAGCCGCGCGGTGTTTCTGTCTCTTCGTCGAAGGTGAGCCAGCGGCATTCGCCGGTGTTCTGCATCGCCCCCACCCACGAGTGAAGGACATCAAAGGCATCTCTCGACTCGTGACTCTGCCAGATTGGCAGGGGCTCGGGCTTGCGTTCGTTCTCGTGGACACGCTGGGCGCTTGCTATCGTGCGAAGCGTCTTCGCTTGCGCACGTACCCAGCCCACCCCGCCTTGATTCGCGGCTTCGACAGATCGAAAGCGTGGGCGATCAAGACGAAGCCCACGAAGATAGCAGTACGAAATACAGCGCGAAAAACGTCATCGACACTCTCGAAGTGGAAGACGGGGCGCCCTTGTGCCGTCTTCGAGTATTGCGGCGAGAGCGCGAACGCGAAAGACGCGAGAAAGGTTCTCGGATAATGCCACGCAAGCCATCAGCCCAACAGCAACTCGACATAGCCAAGCGCCGCGAGAGGGTTTCCAAGTGTATCGCGGGCGGCTTCACCATTCGGCAGACGAGCGAAGCACTCAAAGTACCGCGTTCTACGGTCGCAGACGACAAGAAAGCAATCCTGCAAGCGGTTCAAGACTCGATGGTTGATGACTTCAAGGAGCACTTCTCGATCAATCTGTTACGGCTCGAAGCCGCGATCAAACACCAGATGCCGGGAGTCTTTCGCGGCAAGGTCGAGAACGTGCGAGAACTCGTCCGCATCGTCGAGCGGGAAGCCAAGATGCTCGGCCACGACAGACAGACCGAGGTGGCGATCTCGGGTGCGCTCGCAGTGAAAGACGAGACGGAGAGGGAGAATCCCGTTGATACAATACGCGCCGCTATTGCGAGCCTTGAAACCGGAGATCGCGACGGAACTGGCGGACAGCCCAAGGGAACTCGCTAGACTCGCGAAAGCGGTCCGCGAAGCGACAACGCTCCGCGGTGACTTGCGCGGCTTCTTCTCGCTCACAGACAAGCCGAGCTTTGGGCAATGGCTCCCGAAAGTCTCGCCGCGTTTTCGTTGGGACTGGCCTCATCTGCGCCTGATTCAGCACGTCTGCGATCTCGTGACTGTCGGCGCTCTCGACCGTGTGATAATTTCGATGCCGCCCCGACACGGTAAGAGCGAGTGCGTTACCGTTCGGTACCCAGTGTACCGGATGCTCTGTGAGCCGTCCTTCCCTGTTATCGTCGCTTCATACTCGGCGAGTCTGGCAAAGGCGTTCTCGCGTAGTGCTCGCAGCCTGGCGACACGCGAAGCAGTGCTATCCAAAGAACTCGCTCAAGTCGCGGAATGGAAACTCACGAACGGCTCAGTCTATCGGGCGGTGGGTGTCAATGGCGGCGTGGTCGGCCGTGGAGCCAAGCTCGTGATCATCGACGACCCGATCAAAAGTCGCAAGCAAGCGGAGTCCAGCGCATATAGGGCAGGGCTAAAACATTGGTATCAGAATGAGATATACACTCGACTGGAGCCCGACGCGGCGGTCATCGTTATTCAGACACGCTGGCACGATGACGATCTCGCGGGTCATCTCCTGACCGACGAGACGGGCGACACGTTCACAGAGATCAACCTGCCCGCGCTCGCATACGCCGAGAACGACCTTCTCGGCCGGGGCATCGGCGACGCGCTCTGTCCCGAGCGCTACGACCTGCGAGCCTTGAAACGTATTGCCAGCGTGGTCAAGAAGCGAGTTTTCAACGCTCAGTATCAGGGGCGCCCCATGAAAGCGGGCGGCAACGTCTTCGCAGAGAAATGGTGGGCAACTCAGGCGACACGCTTCTCGCCCGCCCAAATGCGCGAAGTCCGAGCGCAGTCGATTGGGCGTTGGCTCTCTTTCGATACTGCATACTCCGAGGACGAGTCGGCGTCTTTTTCTGCGATGTGTTGCGGCGACATGCTCCCCGACTTTCGTCTTCGCTTGACCGATGTTCGCCGTGACCATCTGAGCTTCCCAGACCTCGTCGCGTGGGCCACACGCATCATCCAAGAGCACAACCGGGATGGTAAGCTCAAGGAGATCGCGATAGAATGGAAAGCGAGCGGGCGCAGTCTTCACCAGACCCTTGAACGCCAGCTCCCGCCCCATCTCGCAGAGCTTCTCGTGGGCGTTACTCCGCAGGGCTCGAAGGAAGATCGCGCGAACGCTTCAAGTTATTGGTGCGAAAATGGGAGCATTCTGCTACCCTACCCAGGCATGAGCGTCCCTTGGCTGGCCCCTTTCTTCGACGAGTTGCTCAAGTTCCCAGCCGCAGAGAGAGACGATCAAGTAGACAGTTTCACCCAATTGCTTGACCGCGTCGTCCTTTGGCTTGAGCGCGGTCTTGAGGCGCGAATGCGCGGAGGATGACGCCATGGCTGGAAAGATGCGATCCTACTTATACCAAACGCTCTATGGGGCGCGGCGCTCTGTCGTGCTGCTGGGCGAGCGAGCACTCGTCGGCGCTTTGAAGCTCTACTATGCCGCGAAAGACACGGCGCGACCGACGAGGGCAGAAGACGAAGAGTTGACGCGAGGCATTCGCAACCCTGTCCAACGCCTCGTCGAATTCTACGTCGCGTTTCTATGGCCCGGTAAAGCGCTCGACGTTCTCGTTCCACTCTTCGCGCTCGCAATCAAGAGCGAGAAGGACAAGAGCGAGAAGAAAGTCGAAGCGCTCGTCGCTGCGCTTGCGCGTGTCTGGTCTTGGTCGCGTTTCGACGCGGTGAAGTCCTCGCTTGTGCGCTCGTATGCGGTCACGGGCGATTTGTTTATCAAGATCGTGAGTGAAGACACGAGCGAGAATGCGGCAGAGAAAGAGACGCCCGAACCCAATCGAGTTTATCTTCAAGTGCTCGACCCAGAGACAATCACCGAGATCACAGTGAACGACCGAGGCGTTCTCCAGACGGTGCGGATTGACGTCGCGAGCACAGACGAAACGACAGGCGAGACGCGCATCCATTCCGAACGCTGGTCGATGAGCGGCGTCAAGATATACCACAGGGGCGGCGCAGTCACAGACCCGATCAAGATGTTCCCTGCCCCGAGCGAAGAGTATTCTCTCGACGAACTCGGCACGCCAGGCTATCTCCCCATCGTTCACGCGAAGTTTCGCGACATCGGCGAGGACCGTGGCGCTTGCTCATTCTGGAGCGCGATAGACAAGATCGATGAAGCATCCATTCTCACGTCTCGAATGCACGCGCAACTATTCCGAAGCAATAAGGCGACATGGGCGCTGGAGTCTGTCGTCAAAGACACCAGCGGTCGCGTCTTGCCACCTCCAACGCTGACAACGAACTCGGCCGGCAAGATTGAAATGGGCGGCGAGACGTTCGTCTCTATCAACGGCACGCTCAAGTGTCTTGTGCCAGACATAAACTTCGGCGCCATGCTCGACATTGTGAACGCGCAGATCGAAGAGATCGAGAAAGACCTTCCAGAACTCGGACTGGAGCGAGCACTCAAAGCGAGCCAGATTGCGACAGAGACGCTCCGAATTCTGTTCGCGCCCGCTGTCGCTCGTATACTCGAAGCACGCGGCAACGCAGAGGCAGCGCTCGCACAAGCCGACCTGATAGCGCTTTCGATGGCGCAAGCTCTCTCGATTGACGGTTTCAAGGAGACTGACATCGGCACGGAGTTCGAGCACACCTTCGAGCCGCGAGACGTACTTCCATTGACGCAAGCGGAGCGAATTGCTCAGACCTTGGCAGAGGTCGAGATCATGCTCAAGAAACAGGACATTGGATTCCCGCTCGCAATCGTTCTCGCCGAGGGCGGTTATTCAGAAGACGAGATCACAGTCATCAAGCAAGCCATCGACGACGAGAAAGAGCAAGACGTGACACTCGCGAAGACCCTGCTCGATGCAGCAATCAGAAAGCGGGACGCAGAGTAGAACAACAGGAGCAACGGCATGCAGGACATTTATTATCAAGGATTTGAAAATGGCGCGAAAGCCCCGAAAAAATGAACGATTCGACAACACTCGCGAAGACGTGCTCGTCATGCGGCACGGACAGAGCAATGAACGGCGACTGCCTTTCCTGCGGTCACGTCGAACACGACGAACTCAAAGCGGGTGAGACTTATGCTCTCGTGGCGACGACATCGAAGCGAGCCCTCCCCATAATGCCGTGGTTCGCCCCTCCCGCGTATCTCTCGAAGCAAGGGCTCCGCAAGACAACGAGACAGATCGCGTCGCTTATGACGAAGCTATACGTCGGCACGTCGTTCACCGTGCGAGAGGTACGTCTCAAGGACTACCCATCGCGAACGACACGTCGCGAGAAGACGTGGTATCGAATCTGCGTCAATGGGCCGGGGAAGATGAAAGCGGGCTGGCTGAACGCGACATGCTTTATCGGTACGCAAGTGAGAAAAAGCGATGCCCACAGCGACTAAAGAAGCCGACATCGTCGAAGCGGTGCGGGGCTACAAAGCGAACTTGCTTCGTGAAGAACTCGAAGAGATGCAGGAACTCGCTGGCATGTGGGCCGAGATGTCGGAAGATCTCGTCAAGGATATTGGCACGCTCTCGAAAGACATCGAAGCTCTCCGAGCGGCCGGTGAAGTTCCCATCTCGAAAGTCCACGAGCTTGCCTCACACAAGCGCGCCCTGGCTCAGACGAAAGCGCGCGCCGAAGAGTTCGCAGAGAAGAGCGCGAAGCGTCTCGAAGGGCTACAGATCAAGGGCGGGGTGAAAGGACTCGAAGACGGCGCGGCCGCAATCGACATGGCTCTCTCTGAAGCGGACGGGGACATCTTCAATTCCTTTTTGATGAAAGACCTCGAAGCGGTCGAGAGTCTCACGGCTGGGCTATCCGCGGACGGCTCCCCGCTCAAGGAACTTCTCATGCGAGACTTCCCAGAAATGTACGACGACTTTGGCAAGACGCTTCAGAAAGGCACACTCCGAGGATGGTCGCCTCGCAAGATCGCAGCGGAACTCGAAAGAGTCGTCCGCTTGCCCTTGACCCGCGCGCTCACAATCGCACGGACTGAAATGATGCGGGCATATCGCGACGCGACGCGGCAGACGTATGAGGACTCAGGCGTCGTGACATCGTACAAGCGAATGGCCACGAAGTCCACGACGACGTGCGTCGCCTGCATCGCGCTGGACGGTCGAGTGTACAAAGTCAATCAGACAATGGGCGATCACCCTAACGGGCGATGCTCTATGATCCCGATGGTCGAGGGCTTTACGCCAGAATGGCAGAGCGCAGGCGATTGGTTTCGCACGCTCGACAAAGACGACCAAAAGAAGATGCTCGGCCCGGGCAAGTTCAATGCCTGGGACGATGGTGTTTTCGAGATTGAAGACCTCGCAAAGACGCTCGACGACCCGAAATGGGGTGAGCAAGTATCGACTCGCACGCTCAAGGATCTGACC